GGGGTATCCGTGGAACACGAATGCCGTTCCCGCAAGGACCGTGGACCAGTGAGGGCATCCGGCCCGTCTAGGAGGCTTCCGTGGCAGTGCTTGGCTTGACAGAGTTGCAGGCGGTAAACCGGATGCTCCGGGCGATCAACCAGAACCCCGTTCCGGCCCTTGTCGGCACGGGCGATTCGTCCATTCAGGGACGAGCACAGGAAGTTTTGGAAGAAACCCTCATCACCAAACTCATCGCTGGTCTGGAAGAGAACACGATTAGCACGACCCTCAACCTTGATCGGTCGGTGACGGCGGGAACGCTCACGGCCATCAGCGCGTCGGCAACCCCGGTGGTGACAACCAGCTCGGCCCACGGTTTGTCGATCACGGCGGGGGCTCCTGCGGTGGGGATCGTGTTTTTCTCGGCCAACGCATACCCGTATGTCAACTCACCCAACGGCCCATATACCATCGTCACGGCATCGGCGAGTTCCATCACGCTCACGAGCGGACAGGTGACGACGACGGCGGCGGCGACAAGCGGATCGTGGCACACTCTCAGCAAGATCACGGTCCCGTCCAACACACTTCGCATCATCGGCACTGGCTCGGATTCCTATCGCACCTTCCACTTCGACTCGACCAACAACGTGCTCATCGACATCGACCGCGCGGGAACGCAGTACTTTGAGTACCCCGTGAACGTCAAACTCATCTTCAACCCCGGCACGTTCGGGAGCGGGTCAACTGCTTCCACGGCGTTTGAGAACCTGACCCCGGCGAGCAAAGAGGCGATCACCAACGAGGCCGCGATGATCTTCCAGCGTCGATTCCGTGGCTCCCCCGAGCAGGACGGCTGGCTCGAAGGTGAGCGGGTCAAGACCGAGGTAGTGGTGCCCAAGCCCTTGCAAAACCGTTCGGATTCACCCGTCAACATGGTCCCTGTCACAATGGTCCCGCCGCCCCAGCGGACTCAGGAGTAGTCCGTGCCGATGCCGGGCAACATGATCGAGATCAAAGCCCTGCAACTCGCGGGCGGCATCAGCAAGCAGCCAGCCCACGAACGCTTCCCCGGTCAGGTAGCGGACGCGAGCAATGCCAACTTCTCGCTCATCGACGGAGTGAGCAAGCGGCCCGGCTCCATCTTCATCAAGAAAATCACGGGCCTCACCACGGGCAACGCCTACCGGCTCCATGTCATCAACAGGGATGCCTCGGAAAAGTACCTTGTCCTGTACGCCAACGCCGTGCTGCGGGTGTTCCACATCGACGGGACTGAGGCGACGGTGAACGGTCTGAATGTCCAGAGCCTCACGCCCGATCCGGCGACGTACTACTCGACCAACACCCCGACCCCGGACCAGTACCGTCTCGCGTCCGTGGCGGACTACACCATCATCGCCAACACAACCGTCGCCCTTGGCGTGACGACCACGCCGAACTTCGCAGTGACGGGCGAGTGGTCCAACTACAACGCCATGACTTCGCACACGCCGACGAGCCTTCCGGGGTCAACGTCGATCAACCTCGCGGGCGATAACACCTACCACCGAACCAACAAGGATTCTCCCGATGCCCCGGCGGGGTACTACGAGTACAGCGTCTCGGGCAACACATTCCCCACGATCCAGTTCTCGCCAATCACCGACTCGGCGGGCGGCAAGCCTTCCAACTGGGCGGACGGAACGCTGCGCGGGTTCGGCATCCGTTTCGAGAAGCGGCAGGACACGTTCACGAACGCAACGTGGAATCACACGACGCTCGTGCTGACCAAGGCGGGAAACTGGTCCGGTTTTGTTCTCCAATCGGGCGATCAGGCGTACATCTCGGGTGGAACCGGCGTGGTTGCCGGGTGGTACACCGTCGTCTCCAAGACCGCCAACACGCTCACGCTCAACCGTGACATCACTTCAGCGGGAACCAATCCCACCGACGTTGCGGGTGGCGGGATTGGGCAGGCGTACCGGGTGTCATTCAATGGCACGGGCGGAACGCTTCCGTCGATGCAGGACGTAGCCTTCTTCATTCAGGGCAAGTTGCAGGCGGCGGGCGCAGAGGATGCACTTGTCGAGTGGGTGGATGCGGCCGACGGAACCAACACTGGGTACTTCGTCATCACCGGCCCGTGGCGCGGCAGCGGTGCGAAGATCAGCACCAACAACACGCTCAATGTCGGCGGTGTATCCACGGTCGGAACCAATCCGTTTAGTATCGGCACCACCAGCGACGAGACGGCGGCGGGCAAGTCGTTCAACCCGACGACGGTGGTGCGAGTGGACGGCGGTGGCTCTGGACCACGAACTCTGCCGGTGGATCAGCGGTGGACGCGGGTGGCGGCTCCCGGTGATGCGGACGGGCAGATCGACGCGACCAAGGCTCCGATCCAGCTTGTTCGCACGGTGATTGGTCCACCCGCGACGTTCACCTACGACTTTGTGCTCTGGAAGAACCGGACCAGCGGCAGCGATATCACCAACCCGTCTCCGGCCCCGTTCAAGCGGGGATTGAAGATCAGCGACATCGGGTTCTTTCGGCAGCGTTTCTGGTTCCTTTCCGGCGAGCACGCCCTTGGTAGCGCGGCCAGCGACCTGTTCCGGTTCTACCTTGACGACGCGCTGAATCTCGTGGACTCCGACCCGATCGACATCACTCTGTCCAGCGACCGGGTGACGATCACCGACTTCTTCACGCCCGTCCGGGACACGGTGCTGGTGACGACCAAATCCGGCCAGCAGTACGCGATGGGCTCGCCCGACGTGCTCTCGCCTTCGAGCGCGTCGTTCACGCGGGCTACGACCTTGCAGACCCTCGACTGTCGCCCGGTTGTCCTTGATCCCACGGTGTACATGCCGGTGGCGCAAGGTGGCAAGAGCGGATTGCGGGAGGCGTACTTTGTCGATCAGAGCGTGCCGACCGACGCGGCGGACGTATCCTCGCATGTGTCGGGCACGGCGTCGGATGCTGGCCTGCTCCCTGCGGACGTGTACACCCTCGCTCCGCACGCCAACTCCCGCATGGTGTTTCTGCTTCCGGCGGTGCGGAGCGGGTACACCAGCTCCAATGGGAACGTGCTCTACGTGTCCAAGGCGTTCTGGTCCGGTCCCCGCAAGGAGCAGAGCGCGTGGACCAAGTGGACCTTCGATGCGTCGTACCGGATCGTGGACATCGCGGTGATCGACGACTACTTGTACATGCTCATCGAGAGCCAGAGCCAGTTTGTGATCGAGAAAGTGCCGATCTATGAACCGGCGGTGGGTAACTATCCCTACTCGCTGCACATCGACAGGCAGATGGAACTCACGGGAACGTACAACGGCGGAACTGGACTCACCACATGGACACTGCCCACAAGTTTGTCGGACACAACCATCAACAGCATCGTGCTACGCACCGGATCGACGGTGACGGTCTTGGCGGCGGCGGGGACCACGGTCACGGCAACTGGGGACTATCACTCATCTGCGGCGACTTTGGGACGCTCCTACTCCATGAGCATCACGCTCTCGGAGCCGTACCCGGCGGACTATCAGGCCAAGGTGGACTACCAGCGGACGCCGGAGCCGGGATTGAAGATGCTGGCCCGGAAGGTGGCGACGGTGCATGCGCTGAGCGGTTCATATTCCGTGGCGTGTGACCACGAGCATCACACCTCGACATTTACGTTCACCCCGCCCAACTCGGCGTTGACGCAGGCTAGCGGACACTATACTGCGTGGGCGATGGCGGATATGTCGCGGGACACGATCAGGATTACTTCGTCGGCCGTAACCCCGACGACGATTGCAGGACTTGTATTTCATGGCGATTGGTCCGTTCGGACCTATGGCCCGTAAAGGAGTTTCGTCATGGCAGTGGAAATTTGGGTAGCCGCATTTGGAACTAGCTCGGCCAAGGTCGGCTCTAAGCAACTCATCTACCGCTTCTCGGCGGCGACCGGAAATCCGGTCGGCACGGGCGCGGTGTCTTCATCCGCAACGGCGGACATGGTGCTTGGCGCGCCGATCGAAACCAACCACGGCGGCGTGCTTGTGTCGCGAGCGGCCACGGTCGGGTGCATCGCCCCGGCGGGGAACATCATCTACTCGCTCAACGGCTCGGGTGTGGCAACGGCCTACGGCGCGTCGGGCGTGGTTCCCGGCGGCGTGGGTACCAACCCTGTGACTTCTGGCGGGTCCGAGGCGATCACCAGCGTCATGGACGTTGACGACCCCAGCCCGAACCGCAAGTTGCTCTACGTCGGCTCGGGGCCAAGCTCCGCCGAAGAGTGGTGGGTGTGGGATGGCTCCACGGGCATCACGCAGCGATTCTCCACATCTGGGGTTCGGCTCACCACCAACGGCAACTACTTCTTCCAGCCTTCGGACACCTCCCACGGCACGGGCGTACAGACGGGAGACCTGCGCCTCGCCGCTGGAACCGACATCGCCTACGTCACCACCGCTTGATTCGGAGGCCGAGTGTTCCAAGGCCGCATGTATCTTGATCCGGTCTCTGCCCTTGTCATCGGGGGCGGGATGGCCGCTGCGCAGGGCGGGCTTTCGATCGCACAAGCCAGTGCGCGAAACTCCGCCCTGTCGCGTTCGGCGGCATCAGCCAATGCCAACGCCCGGACGGAACTTGAGCAGCAGAACCGTGTGGCGGGCATCCAAACCACCCGCGCCCGTCAGAACGCGGCGCGGGTGCGAGGGCTCATCACAGTCGCGGCAGCCTCGCGCGGAGTCGGCGCGGGCGGATCGGTTGCAGCCTTGGAACGCAACGTCGATCAGGACACAGCTTTGAATCAGTACGCCATCGACACCAACCACTACGGCGCGGGGCAGCGTGTGCTGGCCCAACTCGCCAACGTCAACCAGAACCTCGCCAACGAGGGGCAGAACCCATTGCTCTCGGGAGTCACGGGCGCGCTCCAAGGCTTCTCCACCGGCCTCTCCATCGCGGGAGGTATCAAGGGGATCATGGGGCCGGAGGCACCGCTTCCGGGCTACGGCGAACTTGGCGGGCCGATGGGTCCACCGGACTACCTCAAGGGCTAAATGTCGTCATTCAACGCTCAACTCGAAGGCGGACCACTCTCGGCCAATCGCCGCATGGCGGCGGGCACGGACATCCCGCACCTTCCGGGCCAGACCGACGCTTCCTACCGCGAGGCGACACTCCCGCTCAACAACGCGCCGGACCTCACGGGTGTCAATCAACTCTCGGAGATCCAGCAGGCCCTCCACCTCATCGGACGGGACGTGTCGCAGTACGGGAACTACGTGGAGCACGACCGGGCCGAACGCGAGCACATGGAGAATCTACGGGCTCGCGACACCCAGCACAAGATCGCGCAGGACGATGCGGCTCGCAAGCACGAAGATGTGCTTCTGCGCGGACAGGGCGTGCGCGATGCCCGTGAGTTTGTGGCCAAGTACCACAACGACGCGGTGAACAATCGGATGCCATACCCGGCATCATCGGCGGACGTTCCCGGCCGCACGGACTACGACATCCAGCAGGCGGTCTCGGCCCACGTACAGGAACTCGGCGGCCCGGACTCCCCGGCGGCCAAGGCGTATGTCGAGGGCTTCGAGAACCACGCGGGTCCGATGCTCGACACGATCCTGTACTCGGCACTGGACCGAAACCAGAAGATTGTTCGGGAGCAGACGCTCTCCTACGCGGCGGACTCGGCTATCGACGCCAAGGACAAGGATGGGCTCGATCACATCGCCGAGAACCTGCGCGGCAGCGGCCTCGATTTCACCGACGAGCAGATTAAGCACGCGGTGGGCGTGTCGGCCATGACCAGTGCGGCGCGTGCGGGCGACGAGGCGAAGTTCAAGGCGGCGGAGGAGTTTCTAGGGGGCCGGTTCGCGGACATCCCAATCCGGCTCCAACCGCAGCTTGAGGCGGTGGTGCAGCGTCGCCAGAACGAGGCCAACAAGGCGTTCATTGACAACGTGGCGGCACGGGCCATCACGGGGACGGATCAAGACCAGAACGCCGGGATGCCCTATCCCTTCGACGTGCAGGAGAAGATGGCACGTGACAAGGCGGCGGAACTCAACGTCCCGGACCACATTCTCAAGCAGGCTCTTGATGGAATCGACTCCAATCGCCGCGCCGAGAAGTCACGCATCGACAAGCAGATCGAACAGAACGCGATCACAGACGGAACCTCGCAGATTCAGCAGGGCGTGCTCCAGCACATGCTTGACGCGGACACCACGGGCGGCGCGGCGACCTTGGATCGGTACGGCGCGGACGAGTCCAACGCCTTCAAGTTCCAACTTCCCAGCGGCAAGGAGCACACCGTTCCCTTCCGGCAGACGATCCAGCAGGCGACATCGGCGGCGATGCAGTCGCTCAATCCCAATGTTCCCCTGACCACGCCCACGCCCGAGCGAGTGCATTTCCTGACCTCCAACGGTGTGACGTTCTCCCCGTGGCAGGCGGTGATGCGCTCGGGCTCGGAACTCACGGCGGCGGATGCGTCCTTCATCGACAAGGCCACGGGCCAGCCAAACATTCCTGCCAACTCCCGTGCTGGATTTGCCATGTACGAGCAGTTGACGGCTCTGGACAAGACGGGTCGGCTCGCGGCGAGGATGCTCGACAATCCCAGGGCCGAGCAGTTCTACGACACGGCGATGATGGCCCGCAAGTGGAACCCCACCGGGAACACGCCCGAGGAGCAGATGAACAACGCCCTCGCCCGCGCCGCCGTTGGCATGCGCAAGGGGCGGCTCTCCGACGAGAGCATGGGCAAGCTCAACAAGATCATCCGCGAGGACATTGGAAGCACGTTTGCCAACGCGGGCAACCGCATCGAGGTCTACAACGAGGCCACCAAACTGGCCGACTACTACATGCGGGTGGGAGATGCCCCGATGGACGCGGCGGCCGATCAGGCCCTCAAGAAGATCGGCGAGCGGTACCAGATGAGCGGGCGGTGGGCCATCGACATGGGCAACAACCATGTCCCGCCCAATCTCGGCACGTTCGCCGAGTCCACCATTGATAACTACCTCAAGGCCAATCCCAAGGGCGGCATCGACAAGAACGACCTCACGCTCATTCCGGCCCCGGTCGAGGGCGGATGGATGCTGTTCAATCAGGCAACGTTCTCGCCGGTCCCCAACTGGCAAAAGACGGGGTTCTTTACCACCTCCGACATCATCGCCCACGGCAAGGCCCTTGAGGGCAAGGCGCACGCGGACGCTGCGGCGGCACGCGAGGCCATCATCCAGCGGCTCGCGCGGCCGTCGGGCATCGTCCCCGGCGCGAAGACGGGCATGATCTATCAGGTGCCAAGCGAATACTCCGGTGAGAAGGCACCCAGCGAGGGATATGGAGCCGTGATCCACTAATGCCCGACATCAACGACATCTCCCCGCCCATGTACACTGACCCGGTGGCGGCGAAGGCGATGGAGTCCAACAAGGCCGAGGCCCGCACGCCCAACTGGCTCGAAACCGAGTCGGCGGCGGTCAAGACAGGGTGGATCAGCAGCAACATCGGCCGGTGGTGGGACCGGCAGGGCTTTGACTACGACGTGGACGAGTCGTTCAAGATGACCCCGGACCTGCTCCGCACGCTCTCGGACGGTCTCCCCAACGACCGCATCCAGACCTTCCGCGAAGCGCACTCGATGGACCACGCGCTCCAGATTCGCAAGGACGAACTTGAGCGTGTCGAGGCCATGAACATTCTGCACGACTCTGGGACCACGGGGACAATCACCGCCATCGGTGTGGGGCTATCGGACCCGATCACGCTCGCGGCGACCATCTTTTCGGGTGGGCTCTTTGGCGCGGCCCAGTGGGGCGGGCAGGCCACCAGAACGGGCATGGCGATCCGATCCGGGCTAGCCATGAGCGCGACGATGGGCGGGATCGAACTCGCCAACGCCGGACTTGATCCGAGTGTGTCGTCGTGGGATGTCGCAGCGTCGGCGGCGGGCGGCTTTGGCTTTGGCGCGGCGGGGCGACTGACGGCAAACGCTGGACGGGCATCGAAGTTTCTTGCGGTGGGTGCTGGACAGTCCATCGGGTCTACGTCGGTCGGACTCGCACGATCTACCGTCGATCCCGATCACACTGCCATGGACGCGATTTACGGCGGCATGTTCTCATTCGTCACGGGCGGGGTGCTGGGTGCCTTGCACGGCAAAGAAGACGGCAAGGTGGCCGAGGCCGCGATGAAGGTCCGTAAGGAGATCGAGGTCAAGAGCATTCAGGACGCTGGCGCGACACTCACTTCCAAGGGCGAGGCGTACTACGCGGACGTGCATGGCCCGAGCGTCGAGGACCAGTTGATTCTCGATCAAGTGGCCCACTTCGACCACGGCGAGCCGGGCGGATACGACGTGGCCCAGCCCGCCAAGATCGTTCCCGCGCCGACCACGGTGCAGGAGCGGGCGGCACACTTTGCCGAGCAAGGATGGTCGGCAGAGGAAGCGGTGGCGCAGGCGGAGTTGGAGCACGCGCACTCGGTCGATACCGTCAAGCCGCTCACCGACGCGGACATGGCCAAGTTCACGGTCACGTCGTCGCAGGGCGATGGCGTACCTTCCGAGGTCAAGCCCACCGAGATTCCGCCGCCGCCCAAGCCCGCGCCAGAAGCCAAGCCCGCATCGTCCACGGGCGATGCCGCAGCCAAGCCCAGCATCGCCGATCAACTCAAGACCTTCGCCGACAAGCTTGAGTCCGACGCACGCACCGCACGGCACAAGAACCAGATCCCGCGTGGACCCAACACTGGCGCGGCGATCGACCCCATCGGCGAGGTCCGCGACCTTGCGAAGATCGCGATGGCCAAGGCCATCCGTATGGGCGTGTACGGCGGTGAAGAACTCCGTCGCATCATCGAGGAGTTTATCACCAAGGAAGCCCCGCACATGCTCTCGCGGGTGGGCGACATCCACCGCATGGCGCGTAACGCCCTGACCTACGCGCAGTCCACCGATGGTCGGTTGCTCCCCGATCACCTTGCAGACGGCGTAGACGCGCACATCGCCAAGGGCGCGATGAAGTCGCCGGGGATGTTCGATCTGTCCAAAGCGACGGATGCGCCATACGCCTACTCCAAGGTGCTTCGGATCGGCAAGTGGCAGATTCCCTACGGCGGTCGATTCTCCGCCGCGTCCCGAGTCGCGTCCGAGGGCAAAGACCCGTCGATGCGGCTCATGGCGAACATGCTGGCCGAGGACGTGCTGCTCAAGAAGGACGGCTCCATGTCGCCAACGCCCGCGACGATGTGGGCCGAGCAGGAGATCACTCGGCACGATTTCGACTGGCACGACACCGCCGACGCGCGGCTCAAGACATGGACGGCCGACCACGGCAAGGAAACGCTCAACCCATTCGAGATCAAAAAGAACCGAAGCGAGTTTATGACCGAGGTGGCCAAGGCCGCACGCCGCCCGAAGGGCGAGTACACCGACGATCCCAACGTCAACGCTCTAGCCGATGCGTTCCGCGAACGCCGCGCCCAAGAGATTCGGATGCAGCAGCAGTACGGCGTGCATGGCGCGAGCAACCTCGAAGAGAACCCCACCTACGTCCCCCGAAATGCCCTCCTGACCGCATACAACAAGGCCGTCACCGAGCACGGGGCGCGTGAGGTCCACAGCATGTGGGGACGCGCGTTCCTGAACTACGACCCGGCCGAAGACCCGATGCTCACCGAACTTGTAGGGGCCGGGTACTGGTCCGTGGTCCGCAAATCACGGCTCGGACAGTCCACCGAGGATGCGCTTCGCACCATGAGCCCGCAGGACATGGCCCGCAACCTGCGGGCCGTCATGCCGCAGGCCACCGACGCGCAGATCAACCAGGCTGTGTACAAACTCACGACCGAGCCAGAGCGTGCTGGCCGTCCCAACTCCCTCAAGCAGCGTGCCCAACTCGACGAAACATACCACGACGAGAAGACGGGCCTGAGCGTGGAAGACTTCCTTGAGAACAACGCCGAGGTACTGGACCGGCAGGCGACCCGCTCGGCGATCCGCCGATCCGCGATGGCCGAGGTGCTGCGTGCGTTCAACAAGGCCCACGGCCTGTCCGAGTATGGCGAGCGAAACGGTGCGCTCACGGGATTCACTTCCATCGAAGGGGCACTCGACTTCATCCGGTCCAAGCAGGAGGCCAAGGTCACGACCACGAACCAGCAGGCGATCGTGGATAGCGACATGGGCGTGATGGAAGCCCTCGCCAAGTCGGCGCGTGGCCAGAGCCTTCTCACGCAAGGGGTGTGGGGCGACACCAACCGCTTTCTCCGGCTCATAGCGCTGCTGCGATTGGGCGGCAACATTGGCTTCAAGCACACGGCCAACTTCGCCAACACCATCTCGGAGGCGTCGTTCCCGTCGCTGATCCGGCAGATGCCCACGCTCGCAAAAATCTGGACGCCGTTCGCAACAGACTGGCGCATGAACGACCAGACCATCCGAGAGGCCGAGCGGATGTACGCGGCCCGGTTCAATCCCAAACTCAATGAGACGTATTCCCGCGCCCACGCCGACACGGGCGACGAGGCCACGAACAACACCGCCCTTGCGGCGGCGGGCCGCGTCTCGGTGTCGGTGCTCAACAAGCTCAACTTCCTGTCCTACTTTTCACGCTCGCTGGCCGAATCCAACGCGGTGCTCATCGAGCAGAAGTGGCTGGACACGGCTCTCTCGGGCAAGTTCCCGTCCGAGGCCCGGCTCAAGGCTGCGGGCATCGAGGACCGCGCGATGGCCGAGCGGATCACCGAGCAGATGCGGAAGTATCACACGGGAGAGGACGGCCCGTTTGGGCGGAAGCTCAACCACGCCAACGTAAACGAGTGGGACGATCAGGACGCGGCATCGGCCTACGCCCAGAGCATCATGCGCACGGCCAACCGTCTTGCCAACGTGCCCGACATCGGCCAGTCCCCTCTCTGGATGACCAGCGACCTTGGCGCGACGATCTCGCAGTTCAAGCGGTGGCCCACCACAGCCTACGAAAAACTCTTCCTCTTCGGCGTGCAGCAGCGGGACGCGCGGGTGGCGGCGCAGTGGGGCCTGTCGATGGCGTTCGGCGCGCTCGGCTACGGTCTCATCCAGCATTTCAGGACCGCAGGCATGAAAGGCCGCGAGCGGGACGACTATCTCAAGGAAAAGATGGCCCCCGGCGAGGTGGCCAAGGCCGCGTTCTCGCACAGCGGGTTCGCGACATTCGCGCCCGAACTCACAGACACCGGCGCGGCGTTGCTTGGATTCCAAGCCCCGTTCAGCGGCCGGGCTCCGAACCGATGGGAGAATCCGATCACGGGTTTCCCGGCGGCGCAGATGATTACCGACGAGGTGCATGGGGCGCAGGCCGGGGCCACCGCACTCCGCACCCGCAAGCTCACCAAATCGGACGTGGACGCGATGATGCGGGCAGTTCCGTTTGGCAACTCGAATATCATCCGTCAACTTGCCAACTACGGCGAGCGCGATTTGCCAAAGAACAGGCGAGAGTGACATGGCCGCGCACGGCGATTCACCAGAACCCCAGATCGACTACATGCGTCTGTGCGATCTCGCCGACGCCATCAACAACGCGGGCTCCATCGAGTCCAAGCAGAAGATGATCCAGATGATGCCAACGGCAGCCGAGTGCCACGAGGCCATGAAGTTCCTCAAGCGGCTCGGGTACTGGAAAGAGGTGAAGCATTGAGTTACACCGGCAAACCACTCAACCCGCAGCGTCGTCTGCTGTCTCCCACCATGCCCCCGCGCACGGTGGTGGGCACGCCCACGGGCAAGGTGAATCTCTCGGACATCCACACGGGCGACGCACAGGTTGGGGATGTGCTCTCGGTGGGGTACGAGGGCAGGGTGACAACGAGCACGCCGTCGGGCGGAACGGGCACGTACACGCCGCATTACGTCCAGTGCGCGGCCGACTACACCGCCGATGGAACCGAGACGGTGATCGGCGTGAGCACAGGCGGCGGCACCAAGATCACGGTCACACTGGTTGACCCGGCGGCCGTCACCGATGGCTGGCAGGTGTTGATCCGGGACGAGGACGGAAACGCATCCAGCGGCGGCGTTTATTGGGCCACGGCGGCGGGGAGCATCGATGGCGGCGGCTCATTCTTCACCGACAACGGGTGGGTGTCGTTCTACTCCAATGGCGTGGATCGGTGGTACTTGTGCGGCTCGGGCTCTGTGGGAACCGTCATCGCGTGACAGCGGCAGCCTCCAACATCATGCAACGTGTTTCCACGTCTTTCCCGTCTTGACCGACCAAATCGCCGTTTGGGTCACTCCGTAATCTCTGGCGATGTCCCATTGCAAATCTCCATACGCGAGCCGTTTCCGAATGGTCGGGATGTCGCTTTCCTTAAGTTTGGCGACCCCGTGACGCGAGCCGCGAGCAAGGTGTGCAGGATTTGACTGAGCCAGCAGTCTGCCCTTGGCAGAACAGTCCCGCATATTGTCCGTTCGTGTGCCGAGAAATAGGTGGGCGGGATTACAGCATGGGGGGTTGTCGCACTTGTGCAGCACCCACAGTCCGTCTGGGATAGGTCCGTTGGTCAGTTCCCACGCCAGCCGGTGCGTTGGCATCTGACCTTCTCCACGCCGTCCGCGACCAATCTGGCCATAGCCGCTCGACGCTTTGCAGCCAATCCAAATCCAACACCCATCTGGTCCGGAGGATTTGTCAACCTTGGACCAAAGACGAAAAGTGATCGGGGGGCGCGGATAGACTCCGGTAGGCATGTTCGGCTCCAAGAAAGTCGGACGTGTTCAGGGCCGCGCGTCGTACCACCGATGCGCGGCCCGCACTATTATACATCATGGACATCGACAGGAAGGCCGCTCGCGCAGAATACATGCGCATGCTGGCGACAGACTACCTCTTCTTTGTGCGAGAACTCTGGAAAGACCGGGGCTTGGACAAGAAGGCTCCGATCGGAGACCTCGAAGACGAGATGTTGACATTTGTGTCGGCCGGGCCGCGGATGCGCGGCATCCTTGGCGCGCGCGGCCTTGGAAAGACGACGTTGCTAGTTGCCCCCCTCGTGGTTTATCGACTCTTCCGAGACCCAGACCGCAAGGTGATGATCGTCTCCAAATCAGCGGGGTCTGCGAAGGAGACCATCGGGCTATGTAGGGCGTGGATCAACGACGTATGGTTCCTGCAACATCTCAAGCCCCAGAAGGACCAGCCAGACAACACCAATGAGTTTTCCGTAGGAACGGCCAAGCGAGGCATCAGCAAACAGCCCAGCGTGAAGGCCATTGGAAACGATGGCCAGTTGGAAGGAAACCGAGCCCACACGTTTCTCGCAGACGACGCTGAAACCAAGGGCAACACGCGGACAATGGAAGCCCGCGAAGAGTTGATGCGAACGGTCGGAAACGAAGCCACCAACATCGTCTACGCCGTTGATGATGCCATTGACCCAAACGAAATCATCGCCATCGGAACATACAAGTGCGAGGATAGTTGGTACAAGCGTTTGCACGCGAGGGGGTATGCGTTCAGGACGTATCCGATTGCCTATCCGCAAGAGGGAGATCAGTTTCTTGGACTTTCGCCTATTTTGCAAAAGCGGTTGCAGGACGGCACCGCCAAGTACACCGTGGACGGGAACTACGACCAGAACCCGGCATTGCCACACTTCTTTAAGTCGGCCACGATCAAAGAGCGCATGGGCGCGGGCCTGCTCGACTTTGGCATGGAGAACATGCTGCTGGTCAACCCCGGCAAACAGTCGGGTCCGCCGCTGCGGCTCTCCTCCCTGATCGTGATGCCCATCGACCGCAACGTGGGTCCGATCCGCGTCAAGCCCAACGGCGCGTGCATCGGGGACATCGCCTGCGAGGGGTTGGTCGGCGATGCCCTGTACGGCCCGGAATCCACCGACTCGATCCGGGAACGCTTCCAGACCACCCTCGCGGTCATCGACATCGCGGGCGAGGGCAACGACCTCATGGGCGTCGCCATCGTCAGCTACCTCAATGGCCTGTTCTTCCTCAAATACTGCAAGGGCTGGCCCGGTGGTGCCTCAGTTGAGACTATGTCTCAACTAGCTGTTCTCTTCCGCTCCCACGGGGTCAAGGAGGCATGGGTCGAGACCAACATCGACATCTTCAACACCTTCGCACCCGCCCTCGCCGTTGAGTGCCGAAAGCTCCACCTCAGCCCCGGCGTGAACCGAGACTATCCCGAGGGGTGGGCCTGCGCCGTGGACGGGTTCCACGCCACTGGCCAGAAGGAGGTCCGCATCTGCCAGATGCTCCAACCCGTCTTCGGCAACAACCGCATGATCGTCGATCCATCGGTGCTGAGGCCCGACATCACCCTCGAAGCGCACCAGACGTTCCAGTACCAGGTCTCCCGCATTCGACCGATCAAGAAGTGGCTCCGCGAGGACGGCCCAATTGACGCCTTGGCCAGCGCGATCAAAAAGTTGCAGGAGGGCACCTTCGGCATCAGCCGCGACCCCGAGAAGGGGAGCGAGCGCGCCCAACTCCGCGAGATCAACGCTTTCCACAAGCGGATGAATAGACTGCACGGATTAGAAGGACCAGAGACCAGCCCGCCGCGCATCTACGGCCGGGCGTGATAGGATGAGACTATGGCCACCCTGACCCGATCCCGACCCGTCGCCATCACCATCAACGCCCTGCTCAAGACCGACGGCTCGTGGGACAACGCCTGCGGCTCACCCCCCGACGGGGTGAAGCCCGACGACCTGCTCAACGGCCTCATGTCCATCGCCCTCACCGCCATCAGGGCCTCCGACGAACTGCTGGCACAGGAAACCACCGTCTCCCAGCCCGAACGCATCGAGGGCCTGATCGAAGGGCTCCGCCAGCACCTCGCCGCCGGGGTGGTCGAAAGCAACAGTCAGGTAAGGAAGATCGAGGCTTAAGCAGACGATCTCGCTGGATTGAGCAGAAGGTCGATCACCTCGCCATCGCGGGTATTTCGGAGTATGCGGCGTTCTTCCTCTTCATCCACGCCATCTACCAGCCTCGCCAGATCGTTTAGATCATCGCGAAGCGTGCGACCGCTCGCGGCGCGCCATTGGGCCTCATCAATCTCTTCGAGAGTCGGCTGGAACTCCGGGAACAGCGGCCTCTCGCCCGGCCTGAACTGGAAGTCATAGATCAGCATGGCAAAGGATACCAATCTCGCTGGATTGAGGTATACTGAGGGCAAGCACCGCAGTAGCACCACGGCCGTGCGCTAGGCGGGATCAGCAGGGTTCATCCGGGGTGTAGAGCACCGGAATACCGACGGCCTGTGCAGTCGCCGTGTCACGGGGTAAATGCCCGCGTGGTAAGCAGACGCTATCGAGTCACGGAACCTTCGCGTTCCCGCCGTGCGGCATCCCCCAAGTGGGTGGTGCGTCAGGGAACGCCTATTTTTGACCAATGAAGACACTCAAACGAGACTGGAATCTCTACCGCGAGATGCTGGCACGGAGACAGCACAACTACCACCACGCCTCCATCGCCAGAACCGGCCTGGACTGGAATGAGCCCATCATCGGCCCCAAAGCCTCCCCAGCCACCGGAAAGGGACGAATACCCACCACCCGCGACCACGCCCGCCTCTCAGGCTTCTTTGGCTGGTGACTTCTTCGCCTTCTGCGCATTCACCGCCGCAGCCACTACGGCATCAATCGCCTCATCCTTCCCATCAGCCTTCTGCGGCTCCTTCACCGGCTCCTGTGTCTGCCCAAGGGCCTTCGCCCGCCGCTCGCACGTTCCCATCAGGTCCGGTGGTACTGGACGCTCGGGGTCGTTGATGTGCAGGCTCATCTGTAGCCACAGCCACCGATCCAGCGTCGTGGACAACATCTCCGGCGTCACCTTGATCTGCAACGCCCCCTGAACCTCTTTTGCCGCCTTCTCTCTGGCTTCGCGTAGAGCCTGCTGGTACGCCTTCTGCTCGTTGGCCTTCTCTAGGTTGGCCATCTTCTCCGCACGCGTGTACGAGCCATCCACGGCCTCTACGGACGATTCTGGCACGCCAGCACTCCCATCCATCTCGGTATTTGCCATGTAGCATTCTATCCGCATATACGGATGCAAGCCCGCCTGCGGCAAAGTGCTAAATATATTTGTCAGGTACAAGGCAGGGGTGCTGAAATATTTTGAAAAATGCGAGGGGGTCGTTGACCTCCATCGTCGCTCGCCTCTCCCCCCGGCACCCCCCCCTGTCGATGTGTGCCTATCCGGTCGGGTCGTGTGCGGTGCCTGCCCTGTCCATCCTGACGGGTGCGGTCGGTGTCGCTCCATGCTGCAAAGCGGGCGTAGACATGGCCCAAAGGCGGTGTAAAGCGGGTGCAAGGGCAGGTCAAGGGGCGTGATGGCACTGCACCTAGGCGAGCGTGTGGCGTGAGGTGTGGTGCATCTCACCCGATGGGCATGGCGTTGGGCTGGCCGGTGCTGGCGTAGGGCGATGGGTGGGTGTGGTCGTATCCCCCGATTGGGGAGAATATGGGAATGTGGTACAATATTGTTGCAAGGGGGCTTGCACTACTGGCCGATGATGGTATAGTAATGTACTTGTGGGAACGGGTGTTTGGGTGTGCAAACAGACAGGGAGTAGGCAAAATGAACGTATCCGAAGCAACCCTATCCGATCTGGCCGCTGAACTGAACCGGGCGGACTTGGCGATTGCCCTTGGCATCAAGCCCCGTTCATGGGCGAAGTATCGCAAGCGGATTCATGCCGAGTTGATGGCGCGGACGGCTCCGCCTGCTGGCTCGCATGAGCCGACAGACGCCGAGTTGATGGCCGATCTTGTGGGCTTTGACGGCGGGGATGGGGTGGGATGAGCTACAACCCTCCCAATGCCTTAGCGGGCTTTGTGGGAGGATTCGGGCGGGTTTGGGGTGACATTAGGAGCGAAGCAATGGTTTGGCTAGACGAATACACCGGAGCGAAGTTTGCCTACACCACCAAATACCGTCCCGCGTCGGCGGGTATCACGGTTCCGAAGGATGGTTATTTGGTGCGGCTGGACACGGACCCGGCGGCGCGGCGGGAAGGGTGCCCGTTCGGGGTGATTTACTACTCTCGCGAGTTGACGGCTGATGAAGTGGAGCGGTTTGAATTGCGTCGGTTGTGATTCGGCCCACCCCGCGCGGGAACGTGCGGGGGGCTATTCGGGTAAGGTGGTAGGGTGAATAGAGGCCGGAGCAAACGGCCAAGGGAGCAAGGAAGATGAGCATTTCACTTGAACGCGGTACGGTGGCATGGGATAAAGCATGGGCGCAGGTAAGCGAGGCGTGCGCGGCGTGCGGAATGAGCCCCGATCTTGATGCCGGGGAGGGTTGGCAGTACATGGGGAGCGACGATGACCATTTCAAGGCTCACACGTTCCGCAACCGTCTGATTCGCACGCATGTCGGGGATCGGCGGGTATACGTCCACCTCCCGCTTGATGGCGGCACAACTCGCGTGATTATCCAGCCGGAACCGGGCCGCATTGAGAACCCGCAACCGTGGGCGGCTCGTGGTGCTGGGTTCCCGATCGACAAGGAAGTGGCTGCGCGTCACGCGGTGCGCCGTCCGGTTGAGGGCGTCGATTGGGTGTGTACGGGCAACTATGACGGCTTTGGCTGTGGTTCGGATGCCGATTCCGGGCTGTGATCTATCCGCCTTCCCGGCGCATAACCGCGCCGGGGGCGATTGGTATTGTGGTGGGGTGGGGTTTTGAGCCGGGGCAACCTGGCGGAAAGTGAGCGTTTGCAATGGGTTACAACAAGGATCGTGAGGAGTTTTTCGGGCTGTTCGCGCGGCTGGTTCCGGGCGGGACCAATGCGGACGCGCTGGCGTTCCTGCGCGATGCGAGCGCGGAACAGCGTTGGAATGAGATCAGTTGCTCGTTTGACATTGGGGAGAAGGAAACGGCGCGGCTGGAGAAGCGTTCCGATCGGCGGGTGATCCGGGTATGCGAGCGTGCGAAGCGGCTGGGGCTGGAGGTGGATTCCAACGGTGATCCGCGCGGCAACCCGTTCTGCCTGCTGGTGGGGCCAAACAAGGTCCGTCTGAGCATTCCGGCGCGTGGCTTGCCCGCTAGCGCGTTCCGATGATCTCACTTTCCACCCGTCCCGGCCTAGCGGTCGGGGCTGGGTATTTGAGGGCGGGGTGGTGTGGTTCAACGTCCCGAGCAAGGGACAGAATAGGAGCGACCATGTACAACGATGCTGACATTGAAACAGCCGAACTTGAGGCGGCCGCGCGGCATAACGCGGCACTGGCCAGTCGGGGTATTTGCGTACACGGCTGGACACAGGGCGGGGTGGACAAAGAAGGGAATCTGCGTTCCGGGCATTGCGTCAAGTGCTTGGAATGCGGTCGTATTTTCAAGTCTGAGGACGATTGCCACCATTCGCGGATCATGGCGCGCGATGAGGGTGTGAAAGTCTAATCCGGCCTGCGGCTGGGGACACCTGGCCGCGGCTATTCGATGCTGGGGAGCGTTTCCCCGGCGCAGTAAATGACCCCGCGCGTGAGCAAAACGCCGGGGTCCGGGTCAACAGGGAGTATCGACCGTGCAACTCTATGAAAAATACCGTCCCCGTCAACTGTCCGAGATCGTGGGGCAACCCAAGGCGGTGGCGATCGCCAAGTTTCAGATTGAGCGGGGGTTTGTGAAGGGTGGCGCGTTCTGGATCACGGGGCCGACGGGGGTGGGCAAATCCTCCCTCGCGTCGATCATGGCGCGGTCGGTGGCTAATCCCGAGTGCATCACGGAATACAACCGGGCGGCGGATTTGGACGGTTCCGAGCTGGACCGGATCGGGCGCGATCTGTCCCGCCCCCTGCTCTTTGGTATCCGGGCGTACATCCTGAATGAGGCGCACGCGCTGAAGGGTTCGCATATCGACGCGCTCAATGTGCTGCTGGAAAAGTCGGCCAAGGAACAGACTGCGGCGTGGTTCTTCACGACGACCTGGACGGGTGAGGAGGAATTGTTTGGCAATCAGGCCCAATCGGATGCCTTTGTGGGCCGGTGCGTGAGCATTCAGCTTACAAATCAGGGGGTATGCAAGCCCTTTGCCGCCCGTTTGCGGGAGGTGGCGGTGCTGGAGGGCTTGGACGGGTTGCCCCCCGAGCGGTATGAGCGCGTGATCCGTGAGTGCGGGAACAGTCTGCGCAAGGGGTTCGGGGTTCTCCAGAGCGGGGCACTGGCCGGGGGTGGCGCATGAACCTACCCAAATACCTAGCCCTCTGTGCATGGCGTGCTGCGTGCAAGGTCCGAGTCTGCCACTGGCGCGGAGAGCGAGAGGCCGGATCGTTCCGCGTCATAACCCCAGACGGGGCCGATCGTCCAGCGAAGGGTGAAACGGCGACGGAAGCGATCGCAAGCGTGGACTATGCGTTTGAGGACCGTTGGGAGCGATCCGGGGGTGCCTCTTGACCCTCTTCGATGCCCCCGTCAACTCCGGGGCCGACAATCCGACCGAGATTCCGACTCTTCCGACCCATTCGACTCAGATTCCGACTCGTCGGTGCTGCGCTTGTGGCCGGTCAGAACGGTACTTCCCCGGCAAATGGACTACAGGGGCGTTCCAACCGGCCCGAGAGTGTGGGGCGAGCAAACTCCCACCCAAGGTCGTGGGGCATCTCTGCGGGGATTGTGGGGCAAAGAATCAGTCCCGGCCCGCCTGACGGCGCGCTGGGGGCTTTATGGAACCATTCAACGTCGAAAATCTGGTCAATGGCGAGGATTTCAAGGCCGCGATCCGCAAGGCGGGGGTGCTCACGCTTTGTAAGGCGGCGGGGGTGTCAAGTCCCGGCGTCTACGGGTGGCTTGCGGGCAAACCCGGCCTGGTGTCCTTGGAGACGCGGCTGAAACTGGCGCATGCGCTGGAATGGCGCGTCCTGGTGCGGGCGGTTCCGCCTCGGGCAAACAAGACGTATGCCGGGAAGAGGCTGCGGCTAAACCGTCGCGCGTGGTGATTCCATGATGAGCGGGGGGCTGGTCACGGATGCAGTCCCGTCAGTTTGTCCCAAGCCGCCTTGCCGAGCAAT